CCCAAGTTAGAGAACTTGGACTCTTGCATACGGATACAGGTCACTCCGCATACGTGTTTACCCAGATCCAGGGAACCCGCCTAGCTTTCCATAACCCCGTTGGATACGCATTTTCTTTTTCTTCTTTTTATTTGCGATCTTAAGAGGTGGTCGGTCTTGGTTTGGTTTCCTGGCCTGGCCAATCAAGCCATGCACGGTATTGGCTACTCCTGAAGCTCCCGCAATAATAGGGGCAAACTCAGGGAATGCAGTTGAAAGAATGGGACTCGCTGTTTGAATCACCGAATTAATAGCATCCATAACCATACCAAAATATTTTTTGCTAGCGTTCATATTTACTTTAACAGCAGTGGGCAGTTCGGGACTTATAAGTGCATATAATGCCAAGGCTTTAAAATCAAACGGAGGGCTTGGCGTACACATCGGCATAAGGTCTGAATCAGAATGATCAGGGAATGACTCTACGTAAGAACGTAAAGTCACAGTAAAAGTGGACTCAGCACTAAGGCCCTCAAGTATTACATAAGGCCGCGAAAATCCATGATGTGTAAAATATGCATTAGGAACGATAATATCGGTCCCAGAACTACTGACTGTGTAGGCACTTGAAATAAAGGTTGCATCATCTGTATCACCAGTGGGAGTATATACGTCAAATTGTAACTTTGATTTTTGAATAGCCAACGTAGGTTTGGCTATCTTAGGTATGACGTAAGCTCCCTCTCGAGCATTCCATTGGGTTGCTCCAGGGACTAAAAGGGCATCAGCACTCGTGGTAGGAGGTAGCATATGCAAGCTGGTGGCATAAGGTACACCAACAACACCATTTGTCGTGTCTGAGACAAGAACAGTGCTAACTCCGTCACTAGCTGGAAGTGTTGAAACAGTGAGCGTTCCGCTAACATTAAGAACAGGGGTTGTATTGTGAATTTCAAATCCACAAGCGATCACGCGGGATCGACTCTGCTGATCGCTAAGAGGGATTGCTGTGCGCTTCATGTTGGAATTGCCGCGAATTGAATTCGGGTCTTGGGCTAAATTCCATACTTCGGCGACTAAGCCTCCCCCATGTGTACCATATGCACTGGTATCCACGTTATATGTCCAGTTGCCAGCACTTGTAGGAGAATACAATGTGTAGTGATTGGCAGAAGGGCTCAACCACACTCTGGCACTATAAGCATTGCCATCTGGACTTGACAAAGTCATAGTTCCAGTTTTGACTTGCACTTTGGACAGTGAACAAACTTCGTCAGGAAATCCTTCAAGGTTCATTCGATAATCATGAAACGGATCCACTGCTGTACGCAACCAATCTGCTCCAGTTGAAGAAAGTTTCTTCGAACTAACAAGGCTTTGAATATTCATCATTTTTATTAATTTTCTTTTGTTTTTGATGTTTTATAAATTTTCTTAAAAATATTTACAATTAGTCTTAAAACGAGAAATATATACAGTTTGAGAAGTCTAACTAAACTATAATATAGATATATATTTACAGTACCACTTTATACAATACCCAATACATTTGGGTAATAATCTATTAGCAATTTCCACAAGCTGTTGTGATACAGAACACAAGGTAATATACAAGAGGAAATCCGCGCCTCTAATAAAGCGACCTCAGCATGTGTGAGGCCATACCTAATCAATATTAAGCGTTCGACCTGTGGCCTAAGGTTTGATAGGTTGGATTTTACCCTCATCTTATATTCTATATTCTCAGGGTTAATGGGAAGATCGCGCTTATTAGAAAACTCAATTAGTTTGTCTAAGAAGGCTCCGAGTATGGGATATTCCACAGAAATATCCCCGAGTGATTTTGCTAAACTAAAAGCTACTGTACGCAGACTCTCGATACGTAAAGTGCCTCTGGGAAGACCAGAAACCATGGCCGGATTATTTAAGATCTTACCCATTTTAAATATTTGCGAGGGCAATGGACCCCATACAAATTGTCGTGCATCATGTGTTGGGATGAACCATCCTTTTAAAAATGTAACGCCATCATCGATACATTTTATTTCAGATTTAATTGTCAACCCAAAACTAGAATAAATTTCATCTAGCCCAGACAAATCCATAATTGTGGAATGAATAGCAACAGTAACTATTGCATTTAAAATAGAATTAAATACTGAAGTTGTCGCTATCCCAGTCAATTGCTGGATCTCACGCTTGAAAATAAACTTGTCTGAGTTTTTCGGTTTTACCTTAAAATTTTGCTGATTAAGTAGCTGCCACCATATGCTTAAATCATCAGGTACAATTCCAAGAAATTTCACCAGATATCGTTTAAGATAAAGCTGCAAAGGCAGCCTCTGAGTTTGATCATACATACTATAATCTCCCTCAATAGCAACTACCACACCATCCACAAGTCGTAACACCACTGAATCATCTCCCGCCACCATTACAAAAAATTCGATTTGGTGCGACTGCAATAAATTGATAGCCGCAGAATAAAACTCAGACATAATCTGTGAATTGAAATGGTTAACATAATACATGCAGTAATGAAACCGCATGTTTCCGGCAGGTTTCCTTCCGGAATTTGATGATTTACTACTTTTAAAGCGTCTTTTCCCTTCTAATATGTTTAAGTGGCCATCATGTACACATAGCGACTCAAACCGCTCTTTAATATCATGAGCTAAACACTGCAGAATGTGATTAATTTTAGGCGGCACATCAATGATAGCGCGAGGAACCATCAAATAGTTACCTCCGCTTTCTTTAAGTGGAATAGTTTCATCCCCTTTTAAATGTATGCAGCATGTGTCAACTTTATCATTGACAAAGCTGTCAAGCTCGGCAAAAACTGCCTTAACCCGACAGCGTTTAATTGGGGTTTCTAACTCATTAGGCCAAGGAAACCCGATATGATCATAATCAACAGTATTTCTGTGTAAGGGAACATGAAAGTAAACCTCTCTGTATAATTTAGGAATAGCTTCAACTAAATATTTCGGACTTTTAGTCAGACGAAATCGTATACAGGTGATGAGGTTGCGATATGTGGACGCAGGGCGTGAAAGTGTCACGAGCGGAACAAAAATTGGGTATATTCCTTGTCTAATCATTTCCGTACTTTCAGGTAAGTCTGGAATATATTGCACTTTTTCCATCTCCGGAAAGTCTTGTACCTGACCATTATAGTCAGTTGATGGTACAAAACAATCATGTGGTAGAGGAAGACAAAATTGGTTTAACTTTTTAAAATGGTCCGCTAAAGTGGGAAAAGCGGAAGGCCCATAACGACAGCCATTAATCCATTTATCAATGTCGAAGGCTGACTGCCTTCGCCTTAAAATCCAATTTTTAGAAGTAGTGCAAAGTGATATAATTAGGGTTATGCATCCATAGAAGAGCAGCGCAAAAAATGAAAAAAACACGCATAAAAATGATTGGTTGTCATTTTCTAACACCTGTGTCAACTTTTCATGGGTTCGGCGAACCTTAGCCAAGCTATGTGACATCGTAGGAATCATCTCTTCAGTTCTAGAATTCATAATAAACTGCATTGTACCCCTTAGTAAAGGAATGTGTTCGTCGGGAAACGCTGTTACATATGCAACGTAATCTTTGTCATCCATCAATCTATTTTGAAGTGTGGATTCGAATGTAGTAAGAGCGTACTTCGACAATGTACCGAAAGAATTATAGTGAAAATTAATAGCCGGTTCCCAGTACTGAATCTTTTTTTTATACCATAAAAAGGTAATTTTATCAAGAAAGCTTAACTGCGAAAAATAGGACAAAAATTTGTACCTTAAAGCTACCTCATAATCAGTTTTAACCTGATTACAAAGCGGCAGCGGGAACTGAGCTTTCACAGAAGGAGTTAAACGATACTCTATAATATGAAAAGGGCCCACAGTTCTTTTAGGAACAACTGAACCATACATAGGTTCGTATAACCAATCTGGATAACTGTTCTTGTAACTTATATCACCAGTTACTGAACGTGAGATTGATAACTCACCTTTTCTGCGAAAACTCACATAGCTATTTGCGCCTCCTGATCCACATGACAATAGTACAAACATAGAAACTTCGTTTTTGTTGTCCACCATCATGGTTCTGACCTCTAATTCTGTAAGGTCATAAACGTCCACAAACATTAAAACTGCTCTCTTAAGAGTCAGGTTTACTTCTTCAAATTCATAATCAATGGGCGTGATCATCTTGCGCGTGTACTCAACATTATTGATGTTCAAATGTTGAGCAATTTTCGGTGTGCGTGGACTACCGAAAACATCTATGATTCTGTCACCGTAGCGTTTCGCTATCTTGAGACAAACTGCAGTGGCAAGTTGTCTCGCGGCCGCTGACATCCAATGTGGGTTTGATGGTACTTTGGATAGTTTATACGGTAATTTTAATTCGCGAGAGAGACAAATTAAATATTCAATATTTTGTTTTAGTGCCCTCGAGGCGAATTCAACATCTCCAGAATCGTGCGAAAGGTCTTGTAATATTATGTGCATTTAATAAAGGCTATAACTCACAATAACTTTAAACGGTAATTCTTAAGCAATATTAATAATACTGTTTCTTA